CCAAAACACGACAAAAAAGTGTCGTGTCGTCTTTTTTAAAAATTGTAAGCCTTTATTTTTTCAGTTACAAAATACTAAACACGACACGCCAAATGTCGTCTTTCTGTGTAATCCTTTGCTATCACTAAGCTAAGGCACACGACACGCCAAAAAATTATGTCGTGTTTGTCGCCTCAAAACACAAAAAAAGCCTATAAATCAAATTACAGGCTTTTTAAAACTAATTTTTTAAATTGTTAATAAGTCTCGTGTACTTTATCCAAACTAGCGGTAATCATTTTTAAAATGTTAGCCGTACCGTTACAGTTTGCGCACATACGCTTTGTATCGTATCTCAAGGCAAACACCCACTCGTAAGTATTAAATACTAGTTTTGACTCCTCGGCGTTCCATTTGTCAACCTCTCTAGATTTCACAAACTTATCGTAAGCCTCGTACATTTCTTTAGTCATGCAGCGTTTAGGTCTTTGCGATGCGTTAAACGTTGGCGAGTTGTTTAAAAGCCTTTTGCGCTCTTTACAGCCACAATCTTCGCCCTCTGGAGTGAATGTCTCTACTAGCTTAGATATACCCGTAGCTTTAAATACTTTCTCTAGGGTTGTACCTATACCTACGTCGTCCACATTTTTGGTTTTTATAGTCTTATCGTAGGCAAGTTTTAAATCTCTGTATTCTTTGCTCCGTTTATCTCCCTTAAAATTCTTTAGGTCTTTTTTAGTTACTTTCATTTTTACGCTTTTTTAAGTATTTCAGATTACTATTTTTATACTCTTTGTAATCCTCTTTTAAAATCTTTTTTAGTCCTTTATGTATTTGACGATGTACATAACAATAATTTATGTTAAATTCTCGCCCTATTTCTCTTGTAGATTTGTCAAAACTTTCCTGTATTAATTCTTTTTGCACCATTGGCAGGTCGTCAAATCTGTTTAAATATTCTATTTGCTTGTCGCTAGGCTCAAAAGTATTCTCGCCATACGGTAAAGAGTGAAAGCTATCAATGCCGACCTCTCGATTTTTCTTTTTTAGTAGGTCAAGCCAAAGGTTTTTTATTGTAATTGCTACCATAGCGTCGTTAACTCTTTTATAGTCTGCGAGCTTTAGGTACATTTGCTGTACTAAGTCTTGAGCGTGGTCGTAGTTTCCACATATTCTGTAGGCTAGATTTCTCCACTCCTCATTCCTTTTTGATAATCTTTCTAACATTATTATTTTAATCTGTTAGTAGTATAATATATAGATTTTGTTACTAATAATTTAATTTTTTTATTAACATATTTTTTTAATCAAAAAAAAGTTGTAATATTGTAAAACAAAACTAAAAAACTATGAGAACAAAAAAACAGATTATCCAAAAACTACAGCAACTAGCAGACAGCTTGCCAAAATGTGAGAAACGCAAGGCAATCAAAAAAAGAATATTAAGATTAAAACTAAATAAGTAATGAAAACATTAAAAGATAGTATACAAGAGCTTGCCGCTCCGATTATAGACTGGGAAAGCGACCACGATAACGAGGTATTGCAACAGGATTTTGTAGAGGCGCAAATGGGAGAGTACGGTATAGAGTTTAGCATATACGCAAGCCGAGATATATCGATTTCACATGGCACTCACTTTGAGACGCAAGACGTAACGGTAGGCGATGCTCATTTTGATATTGAGATACTAGCGGTATTCGACCAAGACTACGACGATATAGATATAACAGACGAGGAAAACGAAATGATTATAAACGTAATAGCTCACTATTATGAATAGCAGAGACAAGGCTACGAGGTTTCGCATTAAACAGGTGCAGGCTAGATATGACTTTATAATGGATAAAGACAACCCTTATTATCGTATCTTTGGAACGGAGAGCGAGAGGCTTTTAGATGCTAACTGGCAAGTAAAAGTATTAAACAGATTAAAAAAAATACAATTAAATAACCTGTGCAAAAGCACGCAAAACAAAAACAATGAATAAAGAAAAAATTACAGAGCTTTACCGCTCATTTGAATTAACGAAAGACGACGTATTTAAACACAAACATTATTTAATTATCACACGCTCGGGCGTAGAGAAAATTCAAAGCAAATCAAACATCGAGGTACAATTTAATCTTGAGCAATGCACACCTAATTTTGCAGTCGTTAAAGCTGTAGCTTTTAAGCGTGAGGCTCCAGACGTTAGAATAGAGACCTACGGCTCTGCGTTAAAGGGCGCAAACTATCAAGACGGCTCTACCAATTCGTGGTATGTTACAGAGCTTGCCGAAAAAAGAGCTTTGTCTAGGTCTATACTAAAATTAGTAGGCGCTTACGAATTGGGTATTTTCTCTGAGGACGAGTCGGACGAATTTAAACGCTCATAATATGCAAGGCAGTAAAGAATATTTTTTAAGAGTTAAAGAGGCAGAGTATTTCGACCTGCCTCAAGCTCTTAGAGAGCGCTCTGTAGTTTATTATAACGACTATGAGCTATATAAAGATAACCCTAGTTTTAAGGCTTTAAACAAAGCCTATCGAGATGCTAAAAAAGCGCTTGAAAATTGGAAGTTTGACCAACGCCACAACTAGGACACACCCTTGCAGAAATGCAGGGGTTTACTTTTTTATATCTTTCGTTATTTTCTCCGCTCCTCTTATTACGAAATAACCCCCGACCGCAGTCATAAGTAAACCCTTGAGTAATCCTATCCACTCTGGAGCTATTTTAAAGCCGTCTAACGCACTATCTAACATAATGAACACAAACATACAGAAAAGCAAAAAGGCGAGCGTAAAAGGGCGTATATTTTTACTAGCGTAGTTATCACTATTTGCGTCTGCCTCCCACCTCTTAGTTATCTCCTGCTCTATTGCTATATCTTTGTTTAATTCTGCTAGTAGCAAGTCCTTATCCTGTGGAGTTAGTCCTTTATCTCCTCGTATAGCGTCGCCTAGCTTATCCAAAGCTTTAACTCCCGTAACATTTGCAGCAAGCTCTAGCAGTTCGGGCGCGAAAGCCTTGCCTTGTTTGGCTAAAAACCTCAAAGCATCGCCTACTCTAGTCGTTCCGTTTTTATCTTTGTACTTTCCTGTTTCCATTAATACGTCCAGATTACATTTTGAGACTTCTCACAATCCGAGTCTACGTGTATAAAATTGTTTGCTATACCTATGCGAGTAAATCCTGCCTCTAGTAACGCGTTTATTATTAAAAATCTTGCTCGTGAATCACTACAAGCGATGTCGCAGGCTAGACCTTTAAGATGTGAGGATTCTATAGGGTTTTTTCCTAGTTTTTTATATATAGCTATATTATGCTCTTTAGTCCTATAGCCAGACGTTATCTTAAACGGCGTTTTAGCGATGTCTCTCGCATTATCTAGCATAGAGAGGAAGTCTTTATCCATATTTAAGCCCGAGCCGCTTAAATCGGGGCTATCAAACTCTTTTAAATTAAAGTTTCTCATTTTTATCGTCTATTAAATCTCGATTAGCTCGCTCGTTTTCTAAACGCTTGCCCTCTCTGTTAATTTGCCCGTTTAGGGATTCGTTTACAATTTTAACGCCTAGGTATACAATACCTAAAATAGATAAAACTAATTGAGCTATACTGGAGGCGCTGGCCACATCAAAGCTTGTTAATGTGTTAGCCATGCTCATGCCCCAAACTCCCAAAGTAATATAATCCGCTAAAATTCTATACATTTTTTATTTATTTATTGTGGCACTTCCTCACCTCTTGGATATCCGAAAAAACTATGTACTGCATTGTCTGCTGGGTACACCTCAAAATCACCCATATCTAGTGTATCTGTGGTCATTACATCATAAGCCCAACCATCGTAATAAACTGCGGGAGTAAGCTCGTTACCCTCGTCATCATAAGTAGCGGGTATTTCTACCACCTTACCGATATTAACAACGGCTTGCGTACCATTGATATACTGCATTGAAGTTACACCCTCTTCGGTTACTTCTTGCCATACGTTTTGACTTACTAAATAGTCTTTACCCTCTTGCTCTGTTGGAAAATTTGTCTTGTATATATTCATAATATTATATTTACTCTTGTTATTATTATAGGTGTATTTGTTACTCTTATGGTTATAACTATTAGTGATTGTTTTCTTATAGAAAACTTTTACTCTGTATAGTTTTTTTAATTATCTTATCTTATTATGTTCCTTATGTAAAGAAAACTAACTTGTTAATGCGATTAGTTCTGCGTCTGTTAATGCTGTGTTGTAAACTCTTACGTCTTTTACTTTGCCATAGAAAGGTGTATTATTTGCTCCACCTCTAGCAAATGCCAATTCATTAAAAGTTCCAGACGGGTTTAAATTACCACTAGATGCAGTTCCTACTTCAATTCCGTTTATCCATATAGCAAAATCATTGGCTGCCCATTTAATAGCTATTTTATTAAAATTTGTTACATCTATAGAATTAACAGTTATTGCCACTCCAGAGCCACCAACATAATATCTGTATAATATTTGATTATCAGTATCTGTGTATAAAATAGCGGCATAGTTTGTTGTACCTCCATCACTTAAAGAAATATAATTAAAAGTATTATCGTTTTCTCCACTACCCTCAAAATACAACACCCCTTCATTTGAGTTTATCACTTGGTCATTTCCTCCATTATTACAAACATCTGCAACCCTCGTTACAGCAGAGCCTTGTGTGTTTATCAGACTTGTGCTATAGCTTCCGATTTCAAATTGTGCTGCATACATATAAATTGTAACATTTGAATTAATTACAACCCCTCCAAGACCTTGCCGAAGCCCTATTGACCAAGTTGATGAAGTAGCACCAGATGTTTCGGTAGATTCATATCTAACCCATTCATTAGTAAGTGTTAATGTTGTATAAGCACCACCATTAGCGCCTCTAATAAGTATTGTTTCTCCACCATTTTCTCCTCTTAAATAAACACTTTGATTTATAGCAACTCCACTTGTAGCCGTAACAGTATCTTCTAACATTGATACATCAGAAGTAGAAACTCCCACTCCAGTATTAAAAACCACTTTAGAAGCATTTAAAGTACCATCTGGAGAAATTAAACTGTTTGATGTTACTACTGGAATTAAACCAGTTCCACTTTGGTTTTTAGACCAAGCTACATTGATAAAATCGTTTGAATAAGTCAATAAATTTGTCCTCTGCGGCTCTAACAACAAAGCACCGCTAGTACTATCACTAAAATCAATTCTAGGTACTCCATTTGCAGCGGTTTCTATTAACCCCGATTTGTTTACAAATGTACCATTGCTTGCTCTTGTGAAATCAAAAGGTAATGGCTTATAGTTTCCATTCTCTGAATTGTAACCTAGCAAAGAATTTTCTTTAGTTGCCCAGTCTCCGTTTCCTACGTTTAAAGTATTTGCCATATTATATAATATTATAATTTTGTGCTTGTGCCATTTCTATAAAAGATGCCCAAGAGGTTAAAGTTTCTAGTTCGCTATCGGTTAATGCTGAATTGAAGTATTGTAATTGTTTTGTGTTTCCGTAGAAATTATTTCCACCATTATGTTGGTCGAATTGTAATGACTGAAAAACTCCAGAACCCCAAGCAGTAACAGATGTATTGGATAAAACATTTAAACCATTAATGTAAAGTTGAAAATCATTATCTTTCCACTTAAAAGCTACCTTTGTATTGTTTTTTAAATCTTGAACTTCGTAATTAAATGAATTAAATAAAGCACCAGATTTATAATTTTGTACCTCAATACGATTTGGTGTAGTTATATAACCAATTCTTATAATATCTACTGTTGTGTTGTTTTTTAAAGATATAAACCTAAAAGTCCCATCATTAGCCAACGCACTTATCTCCGCCATCAAAACACCCTCTGAATCATTAAACGTAGCAGCATCTCCCGCTCCAGTTACTTGGTCGCCATTTCTTGTAACGGCAAAGCCTTCGGTTTTTATATAGCTAGTTGGGTAAGAGGCTTGTTCTAGTTGAGCTCCCCAAATGTAAACACCGCTTGTTCCGTCTCCTTGATATGATGTTAATCTTGATGATGTTAAAGATGGTATTGTAGAAAAAAGAACTCCAAAACCAGTTGTTACTGCTGATGTTACTGTTAATGAACATTTATACCAACCATTACCAAAAAATTCTATAGATGGATTAGTAACGCCATTATTGTCAAATATTCCATTTTGCAAATCAAAATTAATATAAGGGTTGCCACTTACATCATTAGTTCCAAATAAAACTTGTAAATATCTACCTTTGTATTTGCCAAAAAATGATAAAGTATGTTCATTTATTGTAACAGTTGGGGTTAAAAAAGTATATTTACTATCTAAAGTTGAATCTTCTGTAATTAAAGAAGCATTTAAAGAACCATCTGGGCTTGTAATTTCGTTATCTGTATTTATTACTCTAGTTTGAGACCATTGACTAAAATCCTCTGAATAAGCTATTAAATTAGTCCTCTGCGGCTCTGTAAGCAATACGGGGCAACCTCCACCGCTATAATCTAATCTAGGTACATTTGCACCCATTGTCTCAATTAAGCCCTCCTCGTTAACCCTAGTCGCCTCTGTTGCTCGTACTACTGTGAAGTCTCCTACCCCACTCTCTGGTAATACGCTATATAATTTTCCCGCTTTGTATCCCGTAGGTATTAAAGCTAATGTTGGTGTTGCCATATTTTTATAAGTTTAATTGTGAATCTATACATTCAACTGATTCTATTGTACCACCATCAGCAGTAACCCTTGCAATAAAGTTAATAGTTATTTGAGATTGGCAACCAGCATAAGCCTTGTACACAATACCCCATCCAACAGTATTATTACAAGCACCTTTTCCCCACCAACTTTTTAAATATATTTCGTTTGCCATTACTTCTTGTTTTTTTTCTTTTTAAGAAATACCTTTAATTTCTCAATGTTCTTTGCCTTTGGTTTGTAACTCATAGTACCCATCCATTAAACGTAGCCTCATAACTCGGATAGATATCATCATTCACGTTATTTGTGTACTCTGGATATGTAGCTTGGTTAAAACTCATAAAGTCTATAAAACGTCTTGAATACCATTCTGCATTGGTTCTTGCTTTCTCAACTAAAAAATCAACCTCATTCTTATCTACAGTTTGTGCATTTTCAGATGTGTGTTTATACACACCACCGTTTTTAATTTGGTAAGCTGCAAAAGGTATGTAGTTTGCTTGTGCATACCATATAAGCATATTTACTATATATTCGTCAAGAATAGTTTTCCATCTTGCATTTGCTGGTAAATCAATTCCAGCTACAATAGCATCAGTTAAACCATCATACATTTTAGTACCTATGATTTGTTGTATGTCTATCTGTTGAGCGATCTTAATGAACTGAATAAAATTGTCCGTATCAACTGACCCAGATAAAATTGAGTTTCTTACTAAATCGGTTCTATTTATAAATAATACTGTTGCCATATTTTTCTAGTTTGGGTATGCTCCTCTGTTTTTCATATCAATAGGTGCTTCTGCTGCATCTTTATATTCACTTCCTTTTGGTTGGTATGAGTTTGGTATTGTATCTACTTCTTTACCTTTAGATATGTATTTTTCTGTTTCACTTTTCATTCTATACAATTCTTCTTGCCAGAAATGTCCACAGTAAATACCGCCCTTAAACTTAAATAAAGAATAGTTTTGTCCTTTATGACCAAAGTTATTATTTACACCTTGAAAAGATGCATTGTCTATATCTTCTTTTCTATACACAACACCCTTACTAGTTCTTGACATCATTGTTTTGCAAAAATCCCTACTATTGGCAGATGACTTTCTTTCTTGGTATGTGTATCTGATCTTGTAAAATGATTTATCTAACTTGCTTTCTTCATTAGGTTTTGATTTAATAAAATCAGCAAACTTTTGTATCCTAGATAGCTTCTTTTTTATCTTTGAATTTGCCCATTCTTCAACATCTGAATTTTGATCTGATACCTCTCTTACATCTACAAGTTCATAATCATCACCTATAGTTTCATATTTAAGGTTTTCTAAAATAGCATCAGCCATTTCATCTGTAAGTTCGTTTTTATCAGATGACATTTCAACACCAGTTTCTTCTTCAATAGTTTCTTTGTCTTGTATGTCTGTATCTACCTCTGTAAATTCTAGTGGTTGTAAGGTCGTAAAGTATAGGTTTAAGCTGATTTCATTGTAAGCTAGTATATTATCAAAGCTATCAATTAAAAGTTCTTGAAATGGTCTTATAACGGTGTTATCCATTAATAAACTGGCAGTTTTAATTTCTTCTGCATTGTTACCTAAACCACTACCATCTTTAATTCCTAGTAACATAGGTGATACGATCCTATGGGCAACCATAATTTTAGATGTGCTTTCTTCACTCAAGAATTGGTACTGATTATGAGCATCACTTAATTGTACTGGTGTTATTTCTGCTTGGCTTTCTTTGTTGTCATTAAAAGCAAGTATGAATTTACCAGCGTTGCTAGTTCCAGAAAACTTCTGTGCAATCTTTGTTTCTATTAATTGTCTTTCTTGTTGGTTAGGAGTACCGTTGTTAAAATTAATTAACATTGATGGGCTTAAACCATTCATTATGTTGTTGAGGTGGTAGTTTGATACTTCTTCTTCAAGTTCTGCATACTGTAAACCACCTTGATAATCTACGGGTGAGTAGTAATAGAAACCACTCTTGTATGGTTTGATGTAGTATATCTCTATTTCTTCATTAGACATACCAAAAGCTGGTATTCTTAATGGTTCATCAGTTTTTTTGATGTTTGCCCAATCATTAAAATAGTAATATGCTGGTACATTTCCATCTTCATCACATTTTTCTGCTCTTAATGTTTCAATAGGCATATGCTCTAACTGAACAATCTTGCTTCTATCCTTTGAGTAGATAACTTGTATTGCAGCTTGTCCCATAAGTTTAAGATCATAACAAGCCCTACGCACTACATCTTTTCTAAACAAAGAAACCATCTGTGCATACTCATTAGGTTTTCTATTGCTATCTGTAGCATTTAAACCTTTTCCATAAATAGCTTGTGAGATACCATTTATAGCAGCATTGTTTGTTGGTGAACCATTATAACGGTCTATAAGGAACTGAAAATAATTATTATCAGCCCCGTATTCAATCCAATCAGCACCATTAACTTCTTTAACCTCTGGTGATGTGTATGTGCTTAAATTTACAAAGCCAAACTCTGATACTTTTGTTTTGCTAAATTGTCCTTTTTCGTTTCTTTTTCTCATATTACAATATAGTCATTATTGAAACCATCGTATTCTGTATATTGGTCTTTATTTACTTTATAGAAATAATTGTTATCTGCATCAATTTCTGCTTTTTGTGCAGTACAGAAAATCCTATCCTTATATATTACATTTGTTTTTGCTACATCTGAATATATAGTTAAATCATAAAAATGCCCCTCAACTAAATTTGAATAGGTATCATTATATACATTGTAGGTATCATTTACAATTTCAATATTACCAACACCAGCAACTCTAGGTACTAATGTATAATCAACAGTTACATTTGTGCTATCATCTCTAATAGTCATATATGCACTTGATACATAATCTCTAGGTATTATAGTAAATTGATTTGTGGCAGTTGTGTTAAATAATATCATTACTTATATAACGTATAAAAAATAGTAATTTGTAAAAACAAAAAAAAAGCACCCGATTAAGGATGCTCTTAATTTAAAATAAATATTAATTATGCAGTTGGGTCTACTTGTGCTGCATCTCCAGTTACTGCACTTGCAAGGAAATATGGTGCAGTTTCTTCCATACCCTCAAAGGTAAGTGTAAAGCCGCTTAAATCGCCAGCTGCTGCGCCAGTTACGACTGTACCACCAGTACACTCCATACCATTTTCAAAGCCACATAAGAAACTATTACCGTAGTAATCTTCTACAACTACGTATGGTCTTGCTACTGCAAGTGTTTGTAGTTCTTGTTGCGTTAAAGCATCTAAATAAGTAAGTGTAAGGTTTAAAGTTTGAGTGTAAAATGTCGTTCCATTTTCTCGGCTACTTGTTACAGTAGTTTCTAAACTAGAATTTCCTTTTACATCATATTCATACCAAGTTGGTGTTCCAGTAAATGTTGCTTCACCAGTTGGTGCATCTACTGTGATTGCAGTAAGGTCACCATAATCAGCAAAGAATACTTTTTTAATGCCACCAAAAGCACTTTTGCAAGGTAGTTTTCTACCCGTTGTTAATGTACAAGCCATTGTTTTTATGTTTTAAAAAAAAAGGGTGAGCAGATTACCTACCCACCCCTTTCTATTGATTAATTAATTAATTATGCGTACTCTACTAAATCAGATGCAATTCCGAATTGTACTGCACTTGTAAAACGCATTATCATTCGTACATTGTTTGAACCATCTAAATCTGCCATATCTAGTACTTTTACTTCTTGTGCTGAATTTAGTAACCCAGTACCAAAGTATAAGTTAGAACGTTGTGCTGCATACATTTTGTTGTCAGACATTCCCGGACATACAAAGATTTTTACACCGTTTACCGTTAGGCTTCCGTTGTTCCACCATTGTGTTCCCATATTTGCTACACCATTTGCTCCTAAACCATTTGCTCCAAAACCACCTAGTGCTTGTACATATAGTTTAGCTGCTTTAGTTC